AAAATATAATTCTTCGCATCTCGTTGTTGGCCAACAATTTCTTGAAGAGTATCACGTCTTTCTCGGTCTTTCTCGTTAAGGACACCGTTTTTTTCTAATTTCACATCAAGTTCAGCTAGTTCTTGTTGGTTCTTATCCAGCGTTTCATCAAGTTGTGCAAGACCTTTTTCTCCCTCTTCGTTAATTCCAGCTTGTTTTAAGATGATGTTAGCCATTTCTTGATTGATGGCATCAACCTTTTCAAGTTTTTCTTCTTCTGCCAAAATGCTATTTTGAACTTCTTCTAAAGCATCTTGTCTTTTTTGAATTTCTTCTCCAACATCCTCGTTTAGCGCTGATTGAAGAACACCCATTTCTCTAAATATTTCATTTCGTTCCTCTTGAGATAAGTTACCGTTGTAATAAAGATCGGATAGTTCTGCTTCTTTTTCCCAAATCTCTTCTTGGCTCATTTTTTGGGCATCTAGTAATAATTGCAAGTCTTCCTTTTTACGTACTTCTTCTTCTTGCAATTCTGCAAGGTCTATTCTGATTTGTTTTTCGTTCTCTAGTTGTTTTGCTCTTTCGGCTTCTAATTCAATTCGAGATGATTCATAAAGACTGTCAATATATTTACGGACTTCATCCGTATTTTCCGCAAACTTATTTCCTGTTTCGGAAACAGACGTTTGTATTTCTGGTGCTTGAGAAATAATATTATCATTTGCATCCCACAATTTTTTTAATTCATCTTTAGATAATCCACTTTTCTTCGCTAAATTATCATATTGCTTTTGCAACTCATTTATTTCCCCAGGATTACTCGATTCAGAAATACGCTTATTCAAGTCATTTAATGTGGCTAGTTCATCATTGCTAATTTTAGCCTTATCCGATAACTTATCGAATGTTTCTGCGCTTTTTTCTAATCCTTCAGCTTGATCATGTAAAGAGTTCGCAACGTCTAAATTGACTTCTTCAAGCTCTTTTGATTCTTTTACCGCATCTATAACCGCTAATGTAACTCCTGCTATACCAGCAATAGCTAATCCTGCAACTCCTGCTTTACCTAAAATTGCTAGTTTACCAGCTGTACCTTTTCCACTAGCTACACCAATGCTTTTAGATAATGCACCCATGCCTTGCATGAGGAATCCCGTTCCTACAGTTAATTGACCAAAGATACTCAGCACTGGACCCGCTGCAGCTGCCAATAATCCAAACTTAATAATATTTTGTTGCGCTTCTGGGCTAAGGTTGGCAAACCATCGGGTAACATCTTTCAAAACCTCAACCGTATCTTCTAAGGCAGGCTTTAAGTTTTGATATGTCTCAATGAATAGATCCTCTACCATAGAACGTAATTCTTTTAAACTTCCTGCAAGATTATCTTGCATTGTATCGGCCATATCACCAGCTACACCATCGGATTCTTGTATAGCTTTGGTAAGCTTTTTATAATCATCTTCGGATGCATTAACAACTGCTAAAGCACCAGACATAGCCTCTTTACCAAATATAGTCGCTGCAGCAGCTGCTTGTTGATCTTTGGATAATCCCCCTAGGCTTGTTCGTAAATCGCCCATTATATCATCAAACGAGCGCATTTCTCCCTCGCCATCGGTTATGGAGATACCTAGCTTATCCATTTCTTTCTTCATGGCATTGGTTGGTTTAGTTAAGTTGGTCATCATGGTACGTAGTGCAGTCCCGGCTTTCTCACCTTTAATACCAGCATTGGCCATTAAACCAATCGCTTTTGATGTATCTTCAATAGAATAACCTAACGCTCCTGCAACTGGTGCAGCATATTTAAATGCATTACCTAAACCATTAACGTCTGTATTGGCATTAGAAGATGCAGCTGCTAAAACATCGGCCATCCTTGCGCTATCTCCTGCAGCTAGTCCAAATGCAGTTAAACCATCTGTTACAATGTCGGATACTGCTCCTAGATCTTCACCAGATGCAGCTGCTAAATCCATAACACCGGAAATACCATCCATCATTTGAGTGGCATCCCAACCAGCTAAAGACATGTAATAAAAAGCGTCACTAGCTTCTTTTGCACTGAAAACGGTTGTTGAACCCATCTCTCGTGCTTTTGCTTCAAGTTTTCCCATTTCATCAGCACTAGCTCCAGAAACAGCACCAACTTTAGACATACCAGATTCAAAGTCCATACCGGTTTTAATAGCTAACCCACCAACAACAGATAATGGCATGGTTACATTTCTATTTAAACTACTACCAACATTCTTCATACCTGTTCCAACGTTGATTAACTTACCACCAGTATTATCTAAAGCATCACCAAATTTAGTCCAGTTGGAATTAGCAATACGTTGTTGTTCTTTCATACGTTCTAATTCATCCGTTGCATTATTAACGTATCGTTCCAGATTGTTTAAAGCTGCAGATTGATTGTTATATTCTCTTGCTGCCTTTTCAGCTTCAACGGATCCTTCGCCATGTTCCTTTACCATCTTTTCATAGCTTGTCTTTGCTTTATCCGTAATAGCCCGTTGTAATTCTAGTTTTTTATTAAGACCTTTTAGCCTGGTTTCATACTTACCGACCGATTTATCGCCACGATCAAATGCAGACATATTAGCTTTCATTTCACTGTTGACTGTTTTTAAAGAGGATTTCAAATCCGTTAATCCAGAATTAACTTTCATAGTTTCCAGATCTATTTCAATGGACATACCTTCAATTCTTTGCATGGTTTACCTCCTTTCTAAAAAAATAAAAAAATCCTTATCCGCCAAATGCGGCGATTAAGGATTTCTCTTGTTTTGGTTTTGTTTCATCTCTCATTAATTCCGTAACATAGGAAAGTGGCATGTCTAATATTTCGTTTATGTCTTTGCCACTCTTCATAAAATCAAGGATGAGCTTATCCATGTATTCTGCTTGCTTGGCGATAGAAAAATCCTCATCCGTTAATTTTTCTTCGCCTGGAAGTTTTTTGTTTCAGCACTTTGTTGCCCTTGCGCGACAAATATTAGTTGTTGTTCTAATACTTCTTTACCACCAGGACCATGCAATCTTTCATACAGATCATCTTTGGTAAACTTACCACCATATATTTCGTTAGCAACAAAGTCTGCCATTTTATCAAATTTGTCAATTTCACTAATATCAACATCTTCAACTAATTCGTTATATAGCTGTATTGCATCCCTTGATACTCTTAACGGTAAAAAAGCAGGAGTCCAATATTTTTCCATTTCGACTTCTCCACCATTTGCAACTTCCTCTGGGTTTTTAACAAGTTCCATCATATTTCTTACTAATTCAGCCATAATAATATTCTCCTTTCATAAAGAAAAAGAGCAGGGAATTAATCCTGCTCTCTAATCAAAACTCTATTTCGTTTATTCTTAATGCTTGATAATTCTTTGATTCGTTCTTCTTCAACATCTTTATTTTCTTTGCGCGGAAAAGGATCGCCTTTAAAATAAACAAACCCATTGTCTTCTAAATCTTTGAAGTCATGGACAACGACATATCGCTTAGGTTTAGCCTCTTCCTTCGTTTCGTTGTTTTCCTCTTCTGCAGATGTATCAGGTTCGCTTGACTTTTTTCCCTGCTCTCCATTCAAGAGTTTAAGAAGCTCGTCCTGTTTCATGTTGCTTTTATACTCAATATTTTTTTCTTCCAACTGCTTTTTGATTTCTGGAATTGTTAGTTTACTCATATTAAGCTCCCTCCGGTTCTGTTGGTGTGCCTGCATCAGGGTGTGGTACACCAAAAATCTTTATGAATAAAGCATCCCGATTTGTCGTTTCTCCTGGTTCATCATACGCAAATAACGCTGACTTTTCTTCGTCGAATCCTTCAACAGTTCGATCCATAAATTGTGCTGCTATTTCCTCAGAAGAAAATTCGGTGCTTTCTCCTTTTGAATTGGCTGTCACATTTGGACGTGTAAACATCCCTTTTGGTAATCCAACATATTCGCGGGATCCATCCTGGAATGTCTTCGTGAAGATAACACCTACATATGGTGGGCTATCGTTGCTACTTGTTGCTGTAATACCTTCTATCACTTCCCACCCAAGCAATTTTTGTTTATCTTCCAGCGGTATCTTATGAAATCCTGCAGTTATAGAAATGTCTCCACTATTAATCGCCATTTCAGCAGTAATGTTATCGCCATGTGCTCTCACCGGTTCCTGTGGCATTTCAACAGTTATGGTCTGCAAGAATTTTACTCTTTCCACTGTTTCTGCAACAGTACCATCACCGATTATTCCATAGTAAAATCCATCTACACCTGTAGAAGATTTATAATTTTTTTCTGGCATTTGATTCACTCCTTATTTGTAATAAAAAAAGACAGCCTATAAGCTGTCAAAGTCTTCTCGATATAATTTACCTCGATACCTTCTGGCATCTCGAAAAACAACATTATCGAATTCCTGTGGTCCCGAGTTTTGATTAAACCCAAATTCATTCCACATAACATCACGTATCTTATTGGCAATTGCAATTGATTTCTTTCTATCTCTTGTCCATACATCAATTTGTATTAGACAATCGAACTTTATCCAAGTGTCGTCCGCAAAATCACTAGGAGTAGGCACATCTATTGGATCAATAACAATAAAAGGGTTATCAACATCAGCAGACTTTGGATATTCATATGACTTAATCCTGTCTTCTTTTCCTGCTTGTTCATAGATAAAAGGATCCGCAATTAAGGTTTCGTAAACTAAATTCATAATGTCCATTTACAAGCCTTCTTTCAACGCATTACGTACTGCCTGGCGAAATGCTTTTTCACTGTTTTTCGTTGATCTAGCAACTGCACCTTTACCTCTTGGACTTGGATTTTTAACCGTTCCCCACTCATTCAAGTGAATAATGCGATAACGACCTTTTGGACCTTTCCAGTGAACAATAACAGTGCGAACACCGTTTATTGTTTCTGGCCCTTTTAATGTGATTTCTTCTATACTTCCGCCTGTATCTCGAAAACTCTCAAACTCGGACTTCAGCGTTCTTTCAAACTCTTTTGCTGCATCCATTAGTGCTTTATCGCTGATTCGTTGCATAGCCTGTTCTCCAAGCTTTTGTTCCAGTTGATTGAGCGTCTTATCTAATCCCCGCATTCTTACACTCACTTCTCAAACCTCCCAACAATACTAATAAAATCCTTTTGTTGAAGGTCTGGAAGTACATCTTTAACGTTATATTTCATGTCCTTATAGTAAGGATGATCAATAGATAGATAGTGTTTATCGGTAGGGATATAGTCAGCGTGCGGATCTCGAATAGTTACTGTCACATCTGATACAGTACCGTTTGTTTTAGCACGTTCAAGATCTTTTAACCAAACTTTATCAACCTTTGCCATGCATTCATACAAAACTTTCTTCTCTTGTTCTCCAGGATCTAGACCCGGTTTTGGTGCATACTCATAAAAAGTGACTGGTGTACGTAGTTCTCCCGAATGGATACGAGGTGGTTTATATTCAAATTTCCTCAACAAAATCACCTTCTTTTGAAAGAGCCATATCTAATCCTAACCCAACAATAGCGCTCAAAAAATTGTCGTCGAAATACTCGACCGCATCATTATAAGCATATCGAGTTCGTTCCAATACAAGTTCTTTTGCCCTCTTATCGATATTGCTTTCTCCCTCGAGCCTAAACTCTCCGCACTTATCTTCCACAAATGCAATAGAAAAGGACAACAACTCTTTTAAATTGTCATCCTCAGTATCATGGGATATATGCATTCGATTTTTAAATTCGTTTAATAGATCATCAGTGACCAAGTCGATCACTCCCAACTTATGCGCCTTCTGGTTCTGTTGGAGTTTCTTCACCTGGTTGAGTGAATTTAATATCCAAGTCATAAACAAGGGCAGTTTTATTATCCTCTGGCTTACCGTTAGCAAACTGTTTGATCGTATATAACATTGCGTCTTCAATCGCTAATGTCTGATCAAACTTATTCGTTTTGTATCCACCAGCAATAGCAGCAAGATATTTCCCTTTAACGAAGAATACCGCTTTACCACTTGGCACCTCTTCAGATTCAACAACTTTTATATTGTACGGTAAAGCAGTCACCCACTGGCCAGTATTAGTTTGAATGGTGTTACGAGCTTGTACACTAATCGCATCCATAGGATTAACCACCATTACTATTTTATTAAGAACCTTACGCGCTTTTTCTTTTGCGTCTGTAGAAAGTTCCTTAATAACATCGTGTAACTCTCCAGCAACAATTTCACCAAACTGAGAAGGTGCGAATGTCAATGTGCCTGAAGAAGTTTTGTCTGTTACTGCACCTGTTTCAGTATCAACATTTTTCATTAATCCAACTGGCTCATTTTGATTAGGGCCACGACCATTTACAAATCCATATTCCAAACCAACTGAATAGGATTCAACTAAAACCGTACGAGTGTAACGTTCAACCCATTCTGGGCCTAGTTCTAGCATATCTTTCGGAATAACTGCAAAAGCGGTAAGTTTTAATTGGCTAATGGGTTCCTCTGTAAATGCAGCACCAATTTGCCCTTTGAATTCACCAAACAGTTTGCCCCATGCAAAAGCTTTCGTTGGATCCGATTTAATAAAGCGAGTAACAGCCCCTAAATCTTGTAATCCAATTTCAGTAAGCAAAGGATGCGCTTCGACTAAATCTTCAAACACTCGTTCTTGTGTAGTCTCCGGAAGAATAGAATCTTCGTCAAAACCTTCAGAAGTAATAACTTCATTAAAGAATTTTTTCTCTGCAGATGTTAATACATTCTGACCACGAGCGGTAAGGATTTGTGCATCCGTTTGTTGTGTGCGAACTTCTGCAGTAATCTTTTCCGTTAAATCCTCTGCAAGTGCGTTTTGCATTTCATCCCACGCGTTGGAAAGTTTTTCTGCATCCTGTTCTTCTGCTTTAACTAACTCCATATAAGCTTCTTTTTTTGCTTTAAAATTGTCCATCTTGCCTTTTAATTTCATCGTCATTTCTCATTCCTCCAATTAATTTAAATTAAAAAATGAACCCTTTACGTGTTTTCTGCGTTAGGGCAGGATCACTAGGTTCATTCGTTGGTTTTGTATTTTGTTGTAACTCAGCTAATATTTCTTGTTTAAATTCCGCAAACATTTGTTTTACGGCTTCTTTATCAATAGACTGTTTACTATTTGATTCCTTATTTAGCTTCCCTTGTCTAATTCCATCAATCACTTCTTGTGGGATTAAGTTTGTAACTCCAGAACTGGCAGAAAGCTTAATCTCATTTTCAAACATGATTTCATCAACCAAACCTTTTCCAAGTGCATCTTGAGGAGTTAACCATGTTTCCTCTCCCATAAGGTCAAGAAGTTCTTTTTCTTTTAATCCGCTTTTTAGACGGTAAGCATTTGCAATGGTCTTATCTGTATTCTGGAGCATTTCGGAGGTTTTGCTCATATCTCTATGATCTCCACGAGATCCAGTAGAAGAGTTATGAATCATCATTTCTCCAGTTGGCGCTATTAACACTCTATCACCAGCCATTGCAATGACACTAGCAGCAGAAGCAGCCAAACCTACGATTCGTGTCTCCACTCGACCTGCATATGATTTTAAATCCGTATAGATTTCAGATGCAGAATGCACATCGCCTCCACCACTATTGATAATAACCTCTAAGCTATCACCATTTGCCTCTTCGATTTGATCAAAAATCATCTTAGGTGACGTATGTTCAATTTCGAATAGATCATATATCCATGCGATATCACTGGATACAATGGCTCCTTTTACATTAATTCGTTTTGGCATCAATTCTCACCTCCTTCAGATGCAGATTGATAATTTTTCGTAATTACAAATTTATCTAACTCCGGATCATCGGAACGTTCATCACCGAATTTTTCACGAACTTCATTTCTAGTATAAGCTCCACTAGCCACGAGCTTATCAACGGCTTCTGAATTCTCAATGACGCTCTTCTCAGTGACACCCTTCACGTCAATCCGCTCACCATTTAAGTGATTGTCTTTTTCTATTAATTTTGCATTTAATTCATCGGATATTTTTTTGACCAATGGGCCAATGCAAAACTTTACGTATGCCTTCATACTTGTTTCGTACTCTGCTAGTTCTCCATGTACTAAAGCAGTAGGTATGCCTAAGATGTTCGCCACATCATCCGTAAGACTTCGTTTTAACTTAGTTATTTCTTCAATCGATTGCCCTTTTCCATCACCTTTGGCAACTTCTTCATACTCAAATCCTTTTAACTTCGGTACAAGGGCAACTGTATTTTTCTTAAAAGAAGCGAACAACTTATCAATAAAAGTTTGTAGTTTCCCTTGATTATCTTTGTCTAATTTCTGGTTGACATCTATCCCTACAGTTCCACGTATTTGATGATTTCTCATGCTAATTTCAACCATCCTACTGAACAAATCTCCAAAATCTTTGAACATGCCATCCATAAACTTGCTAAGCTTTTCATTGTTATATGTCATATAAATCACTTCATCCATTTGAAAGGACCTTTGAAATGTCATATTTTTGATTGTTACATTGCGGAAAATATCTGGATAAACGGCATACTCTACACGCTCGAAATCATCTGCAATTAACAGGTCATTGCTATCCGTCAAGATAACCAAAACTTCATTCTCATCAATTAAACGATAAATAAAATGTTGCCAGAAGTCTGCAGCGCTCTGATCGGTGTTTGGACGAATGTTTAATAAATAATGCCAATCATTAAGCTGCCTTTTTCCATCTTTCATAAATCTAAAATCCGATTGGCTAATGGTTCTGCCAATAAAATTAATACATGTTTCCATGGCCATGTGTTTTAAATAGGCTCTATGGTGTGTTTCTTCAAACAAGTCTAAATCAAATAATGACTCCAATTCGCTGTTCCTTCTCAATACTTTATCAAGCCATCCCACCTTTAATACTCACCTCCTTTAGAAAACTAATGCATCAAGGGCATCGAAAGTTTCATCCATATCAACTTCATCCTCTAACTCTGTTGCGCGATATAAAGCATGAACAAAAGCTTGGAATCCATCTGTTTTACGTTTTACTGCTTCTTTTTTCTCGAATATTTTCCCGGCTTGGGTTTCTTTGACAAACACATTATTGGTAAACCACCGCATTAATGGGTTGTCACCAAATATGAATTTATGATTTGCGAATCCATCTTCCACTCTCGGAGCTAATAGTGGATGAATGCTTGAAGGCCTTCGGATTGGTTCTACTTCAAAACCTTCCGCTTCTAACAAGGGTCGTAATATATCCAATTTATAATTATCAGCAATGATCTTTTCTACACCGTATTTCTCACGCATTTCTACAAACCAATTAACAATGTGCATTGGATTTAAGGAAGGTTCGTCTACCACCTTCATAAGACCATCCTTTTCCCACTTTTTGATAGGAGCTTTCTTTTCGGTACCAAAATCATTTGCCGTATTGGAATAGCCATAATGAACATCACAAAAATGTTTGATTGCATAGGTGAATGATTTAAAAGCATACTCTTCACCCTTTTTGAATAACAAACCGCAAGTAGCAAAATCTCGTACACTTCCAAAGTCTAAAGATCCAATTGGTTTCGTATCCAACTTGAAGAACGGTCGATTCGTTGCCATTAATTCTTCACGAGTAGCAACGGAATTTTCCATGTTATCTTCAATGAAATTCATTCGCTTTGTAACAAATGCAGAACGTCCTGAAGGATTATAAACCAATTTTTTATACTCTTTCATTACTTTGTTAAACAATCTCTTACCACGTTTATTTAAAGGTTGTTGAAGAGCAGGATTTGCTTTTGTCCACTTTTCCGGATTATCCATTTCCGCTATATCATCTAATTCGCAAATGTATGGAAAAACACCAGAAAACTCAATTAGTCCGTTTAGAATATCTTCACATTCACGATACTTAATATCAAAGAACCCTTCTCGTATAAAACCTTTTGTACCAATAAAAAACTGTCTACCGCAGTCCACTTTTCCTAGACCACCGGAAAATACATCGACTACCTCAGTACCTTCCATCTCGTGGTATTCATCATAGATAACAGCACCTTCTCGCCCGCCATCTTTTGTCTTTGCGTTACTTGTTTTATACTTAATTGAACTTTGTGTATCATGGCAAGTAATGCTACTCTTATAAGCTTCAAAAGTTTCTTTAAGTGTTTCATTTTCAACATTTGTGATTGTATCATAGCATTCTTGAAAACTTGTCTTAGCCTGGTCTTCACTATTAGCCACAATCGAAATATGATATTTATCTATTCCATGTAAAGGACTGATAAAATAATTTGCTAGAGTTGTAATAAAACCGTTCTTTCCTCCACCACGACCCATATTAATTACAAATTCGTCGAATACAGGTTCATCATCTTCTTTTCGAAATAAAAAAATGAACGGGGCTATAAACATTTCCCATTCATCTAATTCAAAATACCAAGTTTCACTGAACTCAATATAGTTATTAATTTGTTCTTCATCAAAATAATACAAGTCATCTCTTGGAAGTATTTCTTTTTCAATTAAACCTAATAATAAAATCCTTTTTTTGTTAAGTACAATTTTGCCACATTTCCATTTTTTTATATATTCTTCAACATACTGATTATTTAACATAAGCTATCGTCTCAATAACTTTGTTTTGGAATCAACTTTCCTATGTGGCAACAAGTCAGTTAATTGTTTAATGATAGATTGATAGGTTTTATCACGACTATCATAAGTTTCGACAATCGGCCTTTTTCGATCATAAGGAACCTGGCTTTCACTTTGCTTAAATTTTTCATATTCCCCATACTCAAGAATATCTTTCCAGTTATCATCTAGCAGAATTCGAAGACGTGCAGCTTGAGTAATTAATCCTTCCGCAACATCCAGTTGATTTTTAGGAATGCTTTTAAAAAGATCCTTTAATCTTGAAGCTTCTTTTTCCACTCGATCTTCCATGTCGTCAATTCTATCGTTTAATAAATAAAGTACAGATACATCCAAGGCTTTCGCAATCCTCTGAAGAACTTCTAAACTGGGTGAATTTTTCCCTTGTTCAAGACTTGCGTAATAATTCGTTGAAATGTTCGCTTCCTTAGCAAAATCAACTTGTGTAAGTTTTAACTCTTTACG